TTCCTCATTCGCTCAACTCGCCCAGTCGCCCCAGTCCACTTGCGCCACTTGCCCAAGAAGCGTTTTCGAATTTTATAGTCTAGCATGCCCATGAACGTCTTATAATCGCGGGTAAGGTCTTCAGAACTGATCTCCCACTTGATACAAGCATTCATGACTGCGACAATCCAATCCAAGTCGCCAACTGGTATGTCATTTTCATTGAGATTCATCATCCTGATCTTTCCTACTAGCATCTCCTTGTCCACGGTCTTCTTGCCCATTGCCTTACCATAAGTCACTACAGCCCAGAACAAATTCCTAGGAATCAAGCAAAGGTCTTTTGGTTGATCTACAAAAACTCTCGGAACATGCATCATGTCAGGCATGTGTATCGGGATGTAATGTGGAACTTCCAAGTTGTACCTAGACCAAACTTGAATGTGAGAATTCAACACTGAGTGCACTACTCCCCCTCGAATCGTGAAACCGGATCTGAGACCGGTGATTTCTCGAGCCAACAGAATCCCTGCGTTCGCAGGTTGCTCGTAACTACCACCGGTATCGCCTTCGGCCACATAAATGAGGGTGTTTTTGTCAGGCTTTGAATAAGTATACAGAGCCGGTTGCGGGGACGCAACACTGCTCAAAGACACCAACGGAAATACATGCGAAATCAGCACCTCCTGCACCGCTCTATTATTTGCAAAGAAAGCGCCCAGCCACTCGGGGCTACACCACATGCCGGAGTCACTGAAAACCACAGTGGCAGTCTGAATATCATTGGGTAAACTAAACACGTCATTGGGAACAGTTTCAGTCCCAGCATAACGGCCAATGTCTTTCAGATCCACTATAGGATTCACGACGTGTACACTATGTCTCACTCCACTGCCTGCCCAGGCATTGCGGAATAAGTCCATGTTAGCCGCCCCAGCGCTGACAAACGTCACATCAGATTTGATCATTTTCGGATAGACCTCATGGAATTGCTGTCTCCTAATAGCTGCATGAATAGGGTGCCTGTGCGGCACTGCGTTCCTAACTGACCAAGGAATTGCCAAATCATTGGCTGCCACTTGATTAACTGCTGGTATAGCATAAGGGCAGATGATATTCATCTCAGGTAGTTGGCTCATGACCACTGCTGAAGTAGCAGCATCGATCGCTCTGACTACATCAGGCGACCTGTGCGCAGCCAAAGCCTTGTCCATAGGGCTAGCTGCTTCTCGTGAAGAACCAACGTAACGACACCTTTTGATGATGCATTCCACCAGGAACTGTTCAAACTCATGAATCGCCATTTCGCCTTCCATTAGCTCTTGATAAACTACTCGGCAGCGCTCAATGTGCACATCTCCGTCTTCACAGACGCTTGCTGTAAAAGCAAGACAGAAATAGCCGTCACGC